TCTCGCTGAGCCGGTACGGCGAGTACCTCGGCCACGAGCCGACGCTCGAAGACCTCGACCCGATCCGCGCCCAGGCGTGGCTCGGGCACCGGAAGACCCAAGTGTCCGCAGCGACCGCCCGGAAGGATCGGACGCACCTCGTGGCCCTCTGGAGCCATGCCGCAAAGAGGCGGCTCGTGGAGCAGTTCCCGACGCTGCCGCCCCTGAGAGCCCCACAACGCATCCCACGGGCGTATAGGGTGCAGGACGTGTCCGCACTGCTTCGGATGTCGCTTGCCCTCATGGGCGACGTGGCGGGCCTTCCAGCGGATTGGTACTGGGCGTCGCTCATCCGCCTGTGCTGGGAGTCGGCGGAACGCATCGGCGCGGTCCTGCTGCTCCGCTGGGACGACGTAGACCTCGACGAGCGATGGGTGATCTTCCGGGGCGAGAACCGGAAGGGTTCGACACGCGACATCCGCCGGGACATCTCGCCCGAGCTCGCCGGATGGATGCGGCACCTCAAGCGGAAGCCGAGCGACCTGGTCTTCCCGTGGGTTCGTGACCGAACGACGCTCTGGTATGAGTTCCGCAAGATCGCCTTGACGGCAGGGGTCACCCCGCGAGGGTTCCACGGGCTGCGGAAATCAGCCGCGTCCTACGTGGCAGCGGCTGGTGGCGATGCGACCCAGTTGCTCGACCACTCGAACCCAAAGCTCGCGAAGGATCACTACCTCGACGAGTCGATCGTCCGGCCACGGCAGACTGCGATCGACCTGCTGCCGACGCTGCAACTCGACGACGTTCAGGCCGAGCGTGAGGAAAAAGCCTGACAGACCGGGGGCGGCGCGAGCGGAGGAGGACTCGCGCCGCCGCGCCCGGCCGCCATGGTCAGTCGTGCGGGTGCTTCCACCAGTCGTCGCTCGCGTCCTCGGCGAGCCGATCGACGATCTGCTGCAACGACGCGACGATGCTCGTGAAATTGCGGTTGCAGTGGTCAGCGTTACTGTTCGCCGACTCGACGACCGTCCGCAGCGCCTCTGCCATCGACCTCTGGTTCCGCGCCATGACGGCGACGACCGACGCCAGTTGATCGACGCGCTGGCGCAGGTCGGAGCCGAACATCACGCGTCCTCGCTCTGGAGCACGGCGATGATCGCGAGGAGTCGAGCCCGCTCAGCGAGCAGCCGGATCACGTCGCCCGCGAGCGTGCCGCTCGTGCCGGTGTAGGCACCGCTGAACCGCCGGGCGCGGTGCTCGATCTGCGCGAGGTCGTCGTCTGTGAGCGGCGGGTGCGAGTCACGCTTCGGCATCGCGATCCTCACGGTGCAAGAGCAAGGCGAGCAGGGCGTAGGACGCGAGGTCGAAGAGGTTGTCTTCGAGCGACTCGTTCTCCAGGCGGCCCGTCGCGTTGTAGGCGGCGAGCCGCGTGACCTTGTCGGAGAGCCTGACCATCGCGCCCTTCCACGACGGGATGCCGACGAACTTCGCTCCATTGCGAATGTTGGCGAGCGGATCTTCGCCGCTCGGGCACCCGTAGTCTCGGCTCTTTCGGCGGTGCATCTCTTTCATCTGGTCGCACAAATCGAAGAACGCCTGACTCGTCGGGTGCGTCCCCCTCGCGAGCCGCGCGGGCCTCGCCTCCTCGACGATGCGGGCGAATCCTTTCACCGCCTCGACCCGCGCGGTGTAGTCGGGCGGCGTCCACTCCGAGTACGTTTCCGATCCCTCGGTAATTGCGCACGACGACCGAGGGTTCGTCGTCTCGCAGCACGCGTCGCCGAGCACCCGCGTCGCCGCTTCCAGTGCAGGCGGGCATCCCTCCAGGCTCGCCGCCATCGGTGAGCGTCCCGCGAGGCGTGACTCGACGGCGTTGCGAAGTGCGGCGTTGGCGGATTCGAGCGTGGTGGCGGTCATGTCTTTCCTCGGAGGTCTCGATCACAGAACACTGGATAGGCTCGCGTCACCTCGCGTCGATGATGATCGACCACGAACGCAGCCTGACACGGCGGCTCGTAGCTCGCCTTGATTCGCACAGAGTACGCAGACGGTCCAATCACGCTTCCGTTCGTGACGTACCGTCCCGAGCGGCTCCACGAGAATTGGTGCCAGTGCCCGAGGCACGTGAGGTCCGCACGTCGCGTCGAGTCCCACGCGGCGATTGCCTTGTTGAGCGGTACGTGAATGCCGCCGATGCCGCCCTGGTATCGCACCGCGTGGCCGTGCATGAACCGAATCGTGAACCCGTCGAGATCGACGTAGTTGAGATGCCCTTCGCCGACTAGCCACGTGACGTTCTTCCGAGACTCCGCAGCCGCCATCGTCACGTAGAGGTGGTGCTCGTAGGACGTGTCCGCTTCGTTCGTGCGGAGCTTCTCGGTCGTGCGACCGTGGTTCCCGCACGACGTGACGACGAGCACCTCGCTGGCCGTGTCGCTCACGGCGTCAAGAAACCCACGCAGCCGCTCGCCGATCCATCGCAGCGCCGCGAGCGGGTGCAGCGAGTTCTCCTCGGCGAGCTCGGGGTGAATCATCCCAGAGATAAGATCGCCGCCCAGCCAGACGACGACGCGGTCGATCTTGCACAGTTGCCGCTCGTGTTCGAGCAGGGCGAAGAATCGCTCCGAGAGCTCGGCGAGCCGGGCGTCGCACACGTCGAGGTTGAAGGCGTTGAGGCCGTTGACCTGCTCGCTCCGCACCGTCTCTTCGCAGTGGATGTCCGAGAGCAGCACGACCATCGTCGCGGGGTGACGCTTCCCCTTTACGCTTTTGGTTAGCGGGCGCTTCGGCTCGATTCTTTGGAGTCCGACAAACGCGTCGGCACGCTCCCGCTCGCGGTCGATCTGAGCGAGCGCCGCCTTGTATCGCCCGCGTATCGCGGCCACCTCGGCACGCAGCCGTGCGACCTCGGCATCCGCCGCGAGTTGCTCGGCCGTCGCGGCAGCAGCGATGACGGCGTCGGTTAGCGACGCTTGTTTGCGCACAGCCAATGCTCGACCCCTTGAACGCCGCTCACTGGTAGCCCGCGATCTTTGAGGGACTGAATGATCGACCGCGCGAGCGCCCGCTTTTGCAGCCCGAGTTCGCCGCTCACCCACCGCTCGCGAAGCGCTTCCAGTTCCGCGAGCACGTCGGCAGGCAGGTCGCAATGCCACGCATTGAATCCGGGTCTGTAGTTCTTTACCCGCGCCACGATCTCGTCAGCGATCGACGTTGGCTTCGCCTTACTCGCCACGCGGCACCTCGCGGTATCGCAGGATCTGCCAGAGGACACGACGCTGAACGCGGGCGAGCTCGGTCACCGTCTCTTCGCTGATCGTGGAGCCGAGGACCGCGTGGGCGATCTCGTGGAGGACGGTTTCGAGACGCTGCCCGTTCTTCAACCGCTCATCGACCAACATCTTCGGCGGGCGTTCGTCATAGCACGTCCAGCCGTCGGCGCGGCCCTTCAGCCGCGTGAAACGCAGGAGCCATCGCTGGCCCGCGATCGTGATGTCGTGATCGTCTGCCACGGCACCCGTCCTCCTGCGTCCATGGTGGATAGAATGTCAATTCGCAGCGGCACGCCGGGCGTTGCGGATCGCACGACGCACGAGTAGGCGACCGGCGACATCGAGGAAGGGGAGTCCGCGAGCCTCGGCTTCCTGACGCATCACGGCGACCACCTCCTCGATGCGTTCCGGCTTCTCGCATTCGTCTGCACCCCACGCGTCCATCTCAGCGGCCTTCGCTCGGCACTGGCAGGTCGGCGTCGGCTCGATGCCGAAGCGTTTGAGTAACTTTGAGAGTTCGGTGCCGGGGCCGGATGAAGGCTGCGGTGACGGTGGCTCGTATCCCGGCTTCGGGTGCCTCGGATACGCCGGGTGCTCGGTGTCGATCGTCCACTGGCTGCCGTCCTGCGCGACGACGCATGGCATCACCTCGTCCAGCGTGTAGCCACGGCTCGTGCATAGTGCTGCCAAGTGCTGCCAGTGACATGAAATCATGGCAGCGGATTCAACTGCATGAACAGGTCGAACGACGTGTTGAACAGTCCTGGGTAGTTTATTGGCGACCACTGTGTGAAGTCGTCGTAGGTCAATTGCACGCCCGCAACCAGTTCTTGGAGCGTGAACGTGCGCGGTACGCGAGCGACGAAGCCGTTGCAGATGTTATTCGGGAACTTGTTTGACGCCTGGAACTCCAAGTAGCACGCGCCGCCATCACAAAAGCCAATTGAAGGCGCGATCGTTCTTTGGAGGTTGAGGGCGAAATGGACAAAGTGAATCCCCTGCGCGTTGCTGCCTAGAAATACGCAACCCACTCGTTCAGCACCGGCAGCGAAAAACAGGCACTCGCTGTCTCGCGGCCCGACGTACGTTCCGTTCGGATCATTGTTCGGGAAGTTGTTCTGCCCGTTCGACTTCGCAGTGCTTGTGAAATTCGACAGGACAAACGTCACCGATCCAGTGCACGTTGGCGCTGGCGCACAGCACGGGCACGACATTACTCACGCTCCAGGCTGATAGGTCATGCCAGCCAGCGATAGGAAGGACGCCGTGTAGGTCGAAAACACTATCGTCACCGTGGCGGTCACTGGAGTCTTCGTAACCGTGATCGCGCAGTTCGTTGTGTTGAGCGTCGCGGCGATGATCATGTCGGTAACGACCGTGCGTGTCGTGAAGCCGCCCGCGAAGAGGTGACCGAAACTCTGGTTTTTCCCAACGTCCACCAGGTGCCATGCCGTGCCGTCTCTGGCGATGCTGCACGCGATTTGAAGGTGACCTGGAACGCTAGACAACGGAAACGTGCGATTCAGCGCCTGGACCGTTTGTCCGGTCGATACAATCTGCACAGTGTTCGTGCTGTTTGGGGGCCACGCACCCGAAAACGTCGCGATGCGGAATGTCTTCCGCTGCTGCGACGGCGGCACCGTGTCGAACCGCAGTGGTGCCTCGGAGCGGTCGCCGATCTCGACCTTCCGCACCGCATTGGCGATGCGCACGGCCGACTCCGCGTCGAAGAATGTCGGCCCGCCAGCCACGCTCAGTCCTCCAGCACCTGTAGCATGAGGCGGCCGGTCGCCGCCGCCTTCGCACCGTAGTTGCCGGGAGCGAGGCGGAAGAGGGCGGCATCGCCGGGACGCAGCCGAACCGTCTCGTGGAGCGTCGTGCCGTCGAGGCGACCGAACGACACCGTGGCGGTCTGGTTCGTGGATGTGACGAGCGAGCGGGCGAAGCAGAGCCCGAGCGTCGAGGCGGCGCTCGTTACGAACTGGCTCGTCGCCGTCGTGAGATCGAGCGTCGCGGCGAGCACGCCGGTCGTGCTCATGTCGGTCGTGACGCCGTTGGCGAAGAACTGCTGCACGAGAGCGCCACGCGAGGCACTGACCTGCACGCTGTACGTGATGTCTGGCACGATGAGTCTCCTATGCGGGCGGATAGCCGAAGTACGTGTTGAAATCCACCTCGCGATGGACGCGACGACCGAGGATCGCCGGAGCTCCGAGCGTCTGATTGCCGTACCCGTCGAGGCCGACCGGCCCAGAGGATGCGACCCACTCGGCATTTTCAAAATCGAACACCATCGCGCGACGCTTCTGCCCGCCGTCGAGGTAGTTGAACCCAACGTCGGGCAGTTGCAGCGGCCACCCGGTCTGGCGGTAGAGCAACTCGACCTTTACTGCCCAGTATCTGATCGCAGAGCCGCCAAACTCTTCGTACTTGAGCTCGCCGCTGATGCCTTGGCATTTCCAACAGTGCAGCGGGCTTCCTATCCACGGCGTCGCGTTGATCGTGTTCGTGAGCTCGATTGCGAGTGCCGCCGGGAAAGTCGAGAAGTTTTGCGAGATGACGATTTTGCACTGAGCCTCGTCGGAGGTCAGCCCCTCGAAAAAGTCAAATGCCGAGTTTGTGAGCGGCCGCTGGTCGCCGTTGCCAACACCGTAGTAGTAGAAGAACGCCGGGGCGGTGACGCCCTGCGTCGTGAACGTCCACTGCGCGGGACGATTGATCGGGTGCAGCATCTGATCGCTGCCGCCGCCTGGGATTGCGTACTTTGCGGTTACGAGCGAGTGATACTGAGAGCCTTCGTAGTTCTCCTCGTACTCGATCTCGATGCATTTGTTGTCGGTGTACTCGGGGTGTGCCACACCGAGCTCCAACGACAGCGCCGCCGATACTTCGTTGGCAGTGGTCGCCTGCCCGGTGCCGTCGTGCGTGACGACAAACTGACGCGTGAGGTCGCGACCTTCGCCAAAGCGAAACTTGTTTGAGCGCGGGAGCTCGCGATGGTGTGCAACAGCCATTAGCCGAGCGCTCCGGGGATGCGTACGGTGGGCAGACCAGTGAGTCCCTCGACGAGCTGCGTGACCTGTTGCCGCAGCCCCTGAAGAGCTTTCGTTTGCAGCCGTGCTTCGATGAGCGCCGGATCTTGCCGGTTCGCGGCGAGGTTCAAGAACAAGGCAGCGCCTTCGGAGGTGCGGAGGTCGTTTCCCTGGATGACGCCGGAGCCGAGCGTGTTGAGCTCACGGATACGAGCGGCCTGTCGCTGGTTCTCTGCCTCGATCGCCTTCGCCCGCTCCTCGGCAAACTTTTTCTGCTCCTCTTCCGCCTTCTTCTGCTGCTCGTTCAACGCCTGCAAGTACTGCTCTCGCTGCTGAGCGATCTGCTGCTCGAATTGCTGCCTGCCGCTCGCCACGTCACGCTCTTTCGCTGCGACTTGATCGAGCAGCCCGAGCCGCTGAACACCGGCATTCACCGCGACTTGGTCGCCCGCAGCCCTCGCCGTCTGCACCTCTTGTTGCACCCGGATGATCTCGCGCTCAAACTCGGCAACTCGCTGCGCCGCTGCGAGGCGTTGCTGGTCGCCGCCGAACCTCGCGAGATTGACCGCTTGGTCAACGGCGTTGTTGACTCGCTGCCGCTCGTCTGCGACCGCCTTGACGTTCGCGACCTCCTGCTCGAATAGTTGCTGCTGTCGTGCGACTTCGGCTTCGTACGCCTCGCGGTTGAGGATGCCATCCTGCGCCTGCTCCTGCGCGGCGGCGATGCCTTCCTGTAGACGTGCGGCGGCGTCGAATCCAGCCTGGCCGAACTGCTGTGCCTGCTCCGCGAGCCGGTTGAAGTTCTGGCCCGTCGCCTCGAACGCCTTTTGGAAGCCGCCTTCAAACCCTTGGGCTGCTGCCCGCAGTTGCTCGTCAAGTTGACCCTGCAGCGCCCGCAGTTCTTCGAGCCGCCCCTGTGCGGCTCCGCTGTCGCCCGTGCCTGTCTCGGCGATCTCCTGCTGTACGCGGGCAATCTCGCGCTCTACGGCCGACAGGTCGTCGATGATCTTCTGTGTGGCGTCGGTGGTCTTTAGCAGTGAGTCGATACGCTTCGAGTCAGCGTCAGCCTGCTCACGAGCGGACGCTGCGGCCTCGCTTCGCAGGGCGAGCTCCTGCTGAATCGCAGCGTTGACGCCACCCTGTAGCTCGTTGATGCGGGCGATCTCATCCGCAGTGAGCGTGGCGTCTGCCTGTGCGTCGGCGACGGCCGCCTCGAACTCACGCATTAAGCCCGTCACGCGGCTGGATTCATCGACGATGCCGCCAAAGAACTCGTCGAACGCCTCACGAGTTTTTTCGATGTTCGTCGTGACCTTGAATTCAGGGGAGCGTGCCTGCTCGATCCGGCTCCTCATACCCTCGATGAACTGCTCAGCCGGGCCTGCTGCGGCTTTCTCTGCGTCTGCGCCTGTCAGCAACCGCTCTGTAGCGTCGGCGACTCCGCTGGCCGCATCGAGAAGCTCCTTTGCGTTCTGATCGATAGACGCCTGACTCGCGGCGACAAGGTCTTTTCCGAACGCTTCGAGGTCCGAGTTGAGATACGATCCGATCGCTTCAAGCGCCTTGCCGAGAGCAAGGGCGAGAGAGTTACCCGCGATCTCGAACGCATTGAAAATGACCCGCAGCCCCTCATAGACGATCGTGAATACTTCGCCGGTCGCTTGAAAGACAGCGCCCGCATCGACAAGGACACTGGACAGCCCGCCGAACTGCGACACGAACGAATCGAACACACCCGCAAGGAACTCGGCACCGTTGAGCAGCACGTCAGTGATGGCATCCGCAATCGCCGTGCCGCCCCCGCCGTCCGCGTTAGAAAACGACTCGACAAACGAAAGGAACTCGTCAGCGATCGCGGTGACCACCGGCGCTAGATTGCCGGTCACTTGACCGATGATGCCTTCGACCGTCGCGCTCACGAGATCAAAAGCGTCGTTCATCTCGGCGATATTAGAGACTTGATCCTCGCTCACGATGATGCCGAGACGCTCGGCTCGTGCCGTGAGCTCTTCGACGCTTGCAGCGCCCTCCTTGAACAGCGGCGTGAGTGCCGCACCTTGCTTGCCAAAGATCTCGACGGCTGCAGCAGCACGGTCGGCCGATGTCGGCAACGCACCGATCGCAGCCGATATCTGCTCGAACTGCTGCTCGGGCCGCAGCCCGCGAATCTCGGCGAGCGAGACGCCGACAGACCGCAGGGTCTTGTCGAACGTGCCGCCTGGATCAGCCTTACCGATCGACACGCCGAGCCGCGTCACCGCCGTGGCGAACTGCTCCGTGTCCACGCCAGACAGTTTCGCGGCGAGCCCGAGCCCCTGGAGTTGTTGTACCGGCACGTCGATCCGATTGCTCAGGTCGTTCAGGGTATCGAGCGACGTGGAGACGCTCGATACGAAGCCGCTGATCTGGCCGGTGGCGCTTCGGATCGCACCGCCAAGCAATTGAAACCCATCGACGATTGCACGGCCGATCTGAAGCCGAGAAATGACCGTGAGTTGACGCGAGATACCCTGCAACGCTTGGTCGTTCGCCCGCGCCGAAGTTGTCGTGCGGTCGAGGTCTTGCCGTGCCCGCTCCGTCGCGCGGTTGAATTGATCCTGCGACAGGCGACCAGCTTCGAGGTGCCCTCGCAGTTCTACGATTGCGGCGTCGTACCGCTCTTGCGGAGTGATCCCAGCCTGAATGATTCTGTTCGCCGCTGCCGTGGCGTCGGCTCGCTCCCGCTCGGCACGTGCCGCTGCCTCGTTCGCACCGCTCGCCTCTGCGGATGCCCGGCTGTACGTCTCCTGCGAGATCGCACCGGCGGCGAGCAATCGATCAAGGTTGGCGAGCTCGTCAGCCCGACGTTCTTCAACGGTGGCAAACTGCTGCGTGATGCGTCGACCTTCCTCCAGAACCCTCTGCCGCTCCTGCTCCGCACGGGCTGCTGCTTCCTGCACGCCGCTGGCTTGCTCCACGGCGCGTGTGTACGTCTCCTCCGAGATCGCACCGGCGCGAAGAAGATCGTCGAGTTCAGAAAGCCTCGCAGCGCGTCGCTCTTCGTCCGTCTGGAGCGATGCCGTGATCGCGGCACCTCGCCGCAGTGCTTCGACGCGAGCCGACTCCGCTGCGGCTGCGGCTGCTGCGGCTTCCTCGATGGCACGGTCTTGGACCGCGAGTCCAGCGGCGGCACGCTCCGCGTCCGTCAATCCCTTCGACGCCTGCTCGACCGCCCGGTTGTACGTCTCCTGCGAGATGCGTCCCGCTTCGAGCTGGACGGAGAGCTCGCCCGCCGTCCGCTGGAACCGCTCGAACGGCGTCCGCACCGACTCGGTGATTCGGGCTGCCTCGCGGAGCGCGGTGGCTTCCTGCTCCGACGCCTGGGCGAGGTTCGCGAACTCCTCGGCGTATTGCTGGGCGGTGATCTGCCCGGTCTTCAGCGCCGAGTTCAGGAATGCGAGGTCGGTAGCGAACTTCTGCTGTGCCGTCGCTGCCGCTGTGCTCTCGCCTGTGAACTGCTCGAAGACGCTCGTGAGCTTCGCCGCCTCGGCACCGAGCGTCTGAAGAGCACGCTCTGCGGGCGTGAGCTTCAGTTGCGTCGAGTCGGCTGAGATCTTCAGCGCGAGTCCGAGGATGTTTGCCATCAGTCCACAATCCCCATCTCACGCCGTAGCCGAAGGATCGCCTCGCGGTCCTGCGACTCGTGCTGCGGTGGCCGAGCCTTCGGAATGAAATCCTCTGCGGTCGGCGGCTTGCCTCTCTTCGGATCGGTGTACGGTGCCATCGCGATCGAGGCGAGCAGTCCTGTCTGTAGCCACGGGTCAGAGAGCGGGACGAAATACCTCGTGTAAGCCATCCACTCCGACAACTCCCGCGAATCCATCCGCTCACACAACTCGCGAACGGTCATCCGCAGATGCCCCGCCAGCGCGAAGAGAAACCGACGCGATGGCGAGGCGTTTAGTTTTTTGCTAACTGCTCGACATCGGCCTCCGTCATGTTGTTGTGCTTCAGTGCCGCGTCGAACAAACGACCAACGACCGCACCGCTGCGGCTCGCGAGCGCGACGACTTGGGCGCGGGTGAAGAGCAACTCGCCCTTCTCATTGCAGAGGCAGCGGGCGAGGTACTCCGATCGGAAGTTCTCAATTCCCGAATCCTTCTTGCCGATCCACAAACGCTCGTAGGAGTCACGCTCGCCGACGCTCATTACTCGGATGAACACGTCGCCGCCCCACTCGGGCACGGTGATCGGTCCCATGAGCCCGGCGTCGTTGCTCGCGAGAATCTGCTCTGCCGTCAGTGTCGCCATGTGTCACTCACCTCACGATGGATACGTGCTGTTGATCCCGACCGTATCCATCACTCTGAACCGGTGGTCAAATTGCCAGACGCCGTTGAGC